CCTTTGGTTTTTCGGTGCTTTCAGTCTCCCCTGAATAGCAACCAACTTATTTACTAGCGTAGTCATAGTGCAAATATATATAAAATTATTGAATGTGGTTAAAAAAATCTGATTTATTTCTATAAATAGTATCTCTAGTCCTAGAATAAAGCAATCTTTTAAAATCTAACCGTTCCTTTTGTTCTTTAGTTATGTAGTTATAAAAGTTACCCCTACTAATCCTAAGAGACCTTAAGGCTCTGTCTATTGTTATCCCTTCACTAACCATCGTTAAAACGGATTTGAAGTTTTCCTGAACTATGCGTCTGTTTCTGCTCATAATATTATCTGTTTATCTCCTCATACTCCTCACACTTAAAAGACAACATACCGATTTTTATATCCTTTTCTCGGCACTCCTGTTTGAGGTTATTTATAAATGTATTATTATCCCTGTTTTCGATATGCAAGCCTGCCACGTAAATAGCTATCTCATTCAGTGCTCGCACGACCTGGTGGTCGTGGTCTTTTAGTGTTTGGGCAAGTAAGTCGAAGTTATTGTAAAAGTTTATTTCTTGTATTGCATTCATAATTGTTTGATTTATGATGCTAATATATAAATAATTTTTTAATATAATATTATTACATACAATTTATTTGTATGTAATAGTATATATAATATATAATATAATATAATATAACATATAATATTAGTAAGTATAATATATAATATAATATAGGGCATAGCCCCCTTTAAAGGGGCTAGCCCACCTATTTATACGACCTCTCGTGTATCATATCGTACTGAAATATCGAATCAGCCCTCATATCATCGTTATCAACATATAAGTAATCCCGATGAACGCCTATCCTTGTGAATCCAGCTTCTAAGAGGGCTGCGATAATGCGATACCTTTTGTAGGAATGTTTACACTGAATAACTGCTGCTCTGCCAATTAAGTGTGCTGAGTTCTCCAGCTCATTGATTTTACCTCTACATCCGTAACACACAAATCCCTTAAGTATCTTGAATTTTAGCTCAGATAAATCTCTAGCCTCATCAAGCATCTTCAGGAAATGTCTATCCATATTTTTAAATCCCGTTGAGTGCTTATCACACCAATTACAGTCAAACTCTTCGTATTCGAAGTGCTTAAGTTCGTGTATACCCATTGCGTTTAAGAATTAACGCCCTTGTCCTCGATAAGCTTTCTTGTGTCCTTTCTGACCAACTGAGGCGTTCTTAGAATGAACTCCTGGTCGTTTAACCCTTTTACTTGGAAGAAATGTACTAATTATTTTCTTTGCCATTACTTTTCCCTTTTTCCCAACTTCTGCCTACAAAGTAAGCCCCATAAACAGTAACCAATAATGTTTGAAATATTGGCACATATTCCTTTTGTACTTTAAATTCACCAATATTACCATCGGTAAAAGCGAACAGCGTAAACATCACCGTAAGGAATATCAACACTAGAGGACGTATGTTCTTTGACAAGAACGAGTCCGACTGCATATCAAACCTCCAACGATCCGTTACTTGGTCCTGCGCTTCCTTGTCAGCTTGCTCTAGTAGTTCCTGAAGCTTTCTCTTAGCTTCTAAGCGTTCTTCTTCACTTGTGTGGAGGTTGTCTATTACTTTTCCAATATCCTTCAGTAAACCGCCTGTAATCGCTTGAAATATCTTTTTCATCAGTATGTCCACATTACACCTTTAGTTTTATCAGGGTCTATATCAGCGTGTATAAAAGTTTTAGCTACTCCTATTCTACTAAACCCTACGTCTAAAAGGCAGTTAATTAAATCAAATCTATCTTTGCTATTAGTACAGGATATGTCTACTGCAAGTCCTTTTAAATGGCTACTTGTTTCTACACCACCTACTTCTTCATTGTGTTGTGGCGTCCTAAAACCACTTGTAATGTGTATGGGTTTATCGTATTTATCCCTTACATCATCTAACATTTGTAGTAAGGTTTTATCCATTAGCTGACCACTTCCTTGCACATCAGGACTATCAAACTCGCTATAATTAAAGTATTTCATACTCAAATATAAGCTATTTTTCCTTATTCATCAAGTACCACTTCTGAAGAGTATAACCGATTGTTACCAATAAAACTGTAACCTTCAAAAGCAATTCAACCTCTGTAAGTGAAATTGCAAACGCACCTAAATTCAATCCGTATATCTTCAAATCGGTTAAACTCATTTTATTATGGATTAAAACTTCTACCTGCAAAAGTATGTACTCCGTTGCCTTCGGGTTCTACTTCATAGCTTTTCCAACCATAGGGACTTTCATCTAAACCATCCCAAAGTACATCTAATGAGTATTTGTCAGATTTTACACCTTCTGTTACTACTTCTCCATCGGCATCAAATGTAGGTTCTTCTATCCAAAGATAACCTAACTTTACGATAGTGTGGTTACCCTCTAAATAGCTTTCCCCTGTTACATCATCTTCGATGTGTGGTAAATCGGCAATCTTTTTTTCTGCCTGTTCTTGTGAGTTAAACTCGTATTTCTTAAACAGTTTCATTAGCTTGTGATTTGTATTAGTTCACTATCAGATAGTTCTTCGTTAAACAACATAAATTGGTCGCAACTATTTCTTTTGCCTGTATCAGAGCTATCTCTTAATTGACCTATAAAAACGCTATCAGGTGTATTTGTTCCTATATATGGTACAGATGTTAAACTTGTACTGTCAAGCACTTCTGTTCCATTTATGTATATCTTGGCAGCAGTTGCAGATATAAAGCACACAGCTATCTTGTATGTAGTATCTTTATCACTCGAAAACGTAATAAAAAGATTTGTATCGGTGTCGTTTCTTCTTCTTAATGTTAATTGAGTTGTGCTATAAAAGTTTAACGCAAAATAACAATTAAATGTACCTGTTGCAGCAAGTGAAAATGGTACTTGTGATGTAAAACCACTACTATCATAATTATCAATCTTTCCTTGCCAAAAAGCAGTAAAAGGATAGTCAGTAGGCATATCAGCAAAACTCACTTTAGTACAACTATCTGCTGTCCTTGTAATATCAGCTCCTGCTGAATTAGGTGTTAAACTTGTAGCGTAGCTTCCTGCTTCTACTTGAAAACCCCATACATAAATTTCATCGCCACTTGTAGCAAGTGCCATTCCGTAACGTAAATTAGTAGATGTAGATGTAACTGTTAAACTAACTCTTGTCCACTCATTAGTAACGGTAACTGCTGTATTTGTATTTTCTATTGCTCTTAAATAAACTGTACCTGTACCTGTTTTTCTTTTTACATATACACTAACAGTATATTGTACACCACTACTTCCTATTTTAACTTTTTGAAATTGTCCTAAAGAAGATGTAGCTGCAAAAGTAGATGCTTCATTAGTGCCATCAGGTGCTGTATGGCTATTTGTTGTTAAAGTACCATTAATTAAACCATATCCATTTGCAGAAGATATAGCATTAGTATAGTGCGCTACTTGTGTTCTTGTTGGCTCTAAAAGTAAATGTGGGTCTTGTGGGTTGTCAAAGTCATAATCTAATCTCGCTTGGTTTGCTACTGTGCTTTCTATAAGACCATCTGCATTTACTCGTGTAGCATCCGCATCTGCTGATACTGTGAAATCTCCATCTCCATCAGCAGGTAGGACTGAATACAGTTTAGCACCACTTGCCTTATATCCGCTTGGTATCTGTACTAAAGTTGCTTTATTATATATACTCATTGTTTAACTGTGTTATGTAGGGTATCTACTAAACTCTCTTGTGCTTCAATAGTACCGCTATCGTCTAATACTCTTTTTCTATAATCGTTTGCTTCGCCTACAATCTCAACATAGGGATATTCTCCAACCCAACTACTTTTGTAGATTTTGCCGAACCCTATCGCATTGATTACTTTTCCCCAAGCTGTTGCCATATTCTATTTGTTTTCTCTATATTGTTTGTAGCAGATTGCCAACGCCTGTCTCCTATCATATTCTCCGCCTATTTGGACAACACATCTTTGGATGAACTCGCTTTGCTTTTCTCCTGATTTTGGTTCTGGTATTGGCATCTACTTAAAAACTGCTTTAATTTGTTTATGTTCTCTTTCTTTGGCTTATACGTCATAATACCCAACTGTTAAAATTATCTGACTTGTCTGGATACATACCCTCGTTATTCGCTGCGTTATATTCAGAATACTTATCGTTGTTGAATGTCATATAATCTAAAAATCTTCTTGTGTAGAACTCCGCTTTATTACGTGAGTTCTCCACTAAGTACTGTACCTCTTGCATCGAGAGAGTCTCTGAAGACTCGCTACGATGCTTAAATACACCTCCGTTACTTACTTGATACGATGCAAACATATAGTAGTCTGACTGAGCAAACCAAATAAGCATCGGTGTAAGATAGTCGTTTAAGAGAGTCTTGTAGTCAGCATTTGCAGGAAGGTCTATTTCGTCATCTACGATTAGTTCTTGCATCTTGTCGTATAAAGTAGTGCCAAGATAGTTTTGGATATGGATATCTTGACTTACTTCGATAAACTGAATGAATTTATCAGCATCTACAGTACCCCCTACAATCGATTTACGCCTTAAATCTTCAGTCGTTACGAACAGTGCCTTCATTTTCCTTCTTTTTAAATAGTGATTTTACTCTGTCTATAGCAGATAATTTTTCCCCTGTTTCTTCCTCACGCTTAATCTTTGTTTGAATATTATCTAATTCAGTAAACTCAATCGGCTGAAGTGTAA